TGTGATTTAATCAGCTCCGCCACTGTTTGATTAAACACTTCTTGCTGTTTTTCTTTATTCCAATTGTTTTCTAATGCTGTCGTTGAAACTGCTTGATGTATCTGCATTATATCCAGGGTTGTTAGCATCATCTTTTGTCCACTCATAGGCTGTATCATACAGGTAATTAATAACTTCGTCAATAGCCCCGCCCATAGTTGGAGCGGTAACTTCACAATATTTGCCATCTTCTGCAAATTCGAGGTCGGCTTCCCAATGATTAAAGAATCCGCCGTAGTTAACCTTAGTTACTTTAATAGTAAAGCTATCTGAATAATCTAATTGATCTTCTGGCCATTCAATTTTGTCCATTACATACACTCTGTACTGTTTAAAATTGCTGAGGTTCCCTCGCCATTGTATATTAGTGTAGTACCGTCGCATCTTTTAGTAATAGAATTGCCAACCCAAACAATGCCCTTTTTAGGGTCTGTATTTTCTTCTGAATCACAAGCGGTAGCAGTTACAAAAATTACTATAAGAGGTATTAAAAAAATTACAAAAATATAAACTTCGTCTGGAACACGATCAATATATCTTTTAATTATCTTCCACATTTTTAGCCCCCGTTACCCATCTAGATATCTTTGAACGCTTTTTCTTTGGTGCTTTAATGAGAATAGTATTCTCACCAGCAATTCTACGTGTTAAATCATCTAAATCTTTATTCAGTTGTCCAAAGATTCGTCCAGAATCAGTCATATATGAACCCACATTACTTCCTTTCTTTGAAGAAGCTTTTGCTCTTTTAGGCATTATCCATGCCACTCATCAAATGATATGCCACATAATCCACAGATTCCTTTAGCCTTATTTTCAGGTGTAACGAACATATGACCACAATAAGCATTCTTGGTATCTGCAAATGTACCCTCAGTGTCTGCAAAAGTCATACCCGCAGTTGGGTAAGTACCCTTTTCAACTCCATGAGAACATTCATTATTCGTAATACTGTACCCACCATTTGGCCAGCCAAAAGTTATGCCAGTATCAGGATTTTTAGTTGTAATCGTTGTATCTAGCTTTAATTGATAAAATTCTTTAGCAGTTTCATACCCTGCACGATAAGCTTCATCTAATGCCTGCTTAATTAATTTAACTTGATCATCTGTTAATCCTGTTGGATTAAAGATAATAATTGGTGATGCCATTCTAACTCCTTTGATATTCTTCTCATTGTAGACTTACTCCTTACTCCATAGACTGTGTATAAATGATAGCAGTCTCTGTGATCTTCTGACGGATAATCTGGATGGCATAGCTTAATATCTATTTCACCATTGTCCGTTTTTTGGTAATAACCTGCAGCATTACATGCTTTGGTTATCTCATGACCACAGAGACCGCAATTCATTTATTTAGCAATCACAGTTGTTGCTGAATTACCACAAGGTGTTGTATAGACAGTTACGCCCTTTTCAATACCCTTGGTTACTACCTGCTGCCATACCTGCATGCAAACCGATTGCATCTCCGAGGCCGTCATTCCACCTGCTGCTGCAGCAGAACGCTTAAGACCCTGCGCTTCAATAACACGACGTTCTGCTTCAATAGTAGCAGTTTTCTTTGCCTCTTCTGCAATTCGGGTTGCCTGTTGCTGTGAAGCGTACTGTGAAATTGTTGCTGCTGTCTTTTCATCAGGCTCTACAGATCGAAGATTAATGTCTTCGATTGTGATACCATACTTTACTAGCTGTTGGTCAAGCTGGAGCTTAATTGCTTCTGTAGTTTTAACACGATCATTAAGCGCATCAAGGTTTCCTGTAACCGAATATACCTGACCTACTGCCTGTCGAAGATTCTTGATTACAATATCTTGACTGATTCTATCATCATCTCCTGTACGAACCTGCAAGTAAAGCTGCTTAGCCTTTGAAGCCTCCACACGCCAACGAGCAGCAATTTCTACAGTCATTTGTCCAGCATCTGCTGTACGGGCAAGAATCTTATCGTTGCCCGACAATTCAATTGTAACTGGGCGGGTTGGATATGTCTCAACTGATACCCATGGTGCAACAAAATGTACGCCAGATCGTAGTGGGTCAGATACCTGACCAAATGATACTGGAACAGCAACTTCTGTTGCCTTAACAATTGTAAATGTTGATAAAAATGTTCCTAAAAATGTAATTACAAATAAAACTGATGTGATAACCCAGGAAATGCGTCTTGGATTAATCTGATCTCCATATTCTGTTTCTTTTTGAGTTGTCTTAGTCTTAACAGACACCACTGTTGAAATAATTGTAGAGATTAAAAGTACCGCCAAAATAGCTGTTGTTAGCATTTTATACCTTTCTAGTATGCATTAATAATATACTATTGAAACACGCTTGTCAATAGTAAAACTAATTTCGGTCATCCCCTATTATCCACCATAAAGCCACAGATAAAAATAGCACTCCACCAAAAAAATCCTGATATCCAATGAATCATTCGGGTCTTCCTCCAGCTATATCTGTCCATGGGAATTCGCAGTTTACTGTTCCTCCAACGAAGTCCCTTATTTTACTAGCAATTTCTGGGTCATGCAAGGATATCTCTAGATAATTATCTTTATCTTTAAAGAAATCACGAGCCTTAGTTAAATGATACATTCCAATAAATCTAAGTTCGTCTTTAGTCAAATCCTGAATCTTTTTCTTTTCAGTCTTTTCATAAAAATTGCAATATACCTCTTCAAATGCATAAGGATCACCATCATGACCATGCAAACCATTCATCTTTTCCATAGACGCAATCCAGTCATCTATTGGCCTAACTATATTAATAAACTTAGCATCAGGGAATCTATCATGCATTACATCATAGACTAAGCAAGTTGGTATATCTATATAGGCATCTGTATCTGGGATACTGTCAAAATGCTTTAAGATCCCGTCCAAACTTTCTTCAAACTGGCCCAATGGTATTAGCTTATAGTTATAGAAATGAGTTACACTAAACCCCTGCTGTCTCAAGAACTTGCTTAGAGACTGCGTTCCATTCCTACCTAGACTTACACCAAATATCTTCATTTATTCCTTCTTTGCAAGAACCTGCTTGTAGTTGAGTAGGGCAAACTTATTACCGTCTTCATCCTCTACATCATGCCATGTGCGATCTTGGAACATTACGACATCCCCAACCTTAAATGGAATTGTAATTAATTCACCGTTAAGCGCATTTGGCTCACCGTATCCTACATCTAAAACTTCACCACTCTTTAAATCAGTTTGCTTAAAGGATGCTGCTACAACAAGTCCTGACTTTGTAACGGTATCTTTTTCTTCTTCAAGTTTTACTAGAAGCATTGCTCCTACTGGCTTAATCAATCTACATACTCCCTTGGTATCATGTAACTGCAACGCTTGCAATAATCATATGTAACTCCTGTATATGGGCAGTTTCCAGCAGGCTCTGCATTGTGTCCTAAACCTTTACACAGGGTATTTCTTACAACATAACTCTTAATCTTCTGGATCAAATCCATAATCAATCTCTTCCATTTGTTTGGCTAATAATAAAAATCCTGAAACTGCAGTACCCAATAATACCATTAAAGCAGAGATTAGCACAATACCTTTACTCAGATTTTTCTTCATCTTTTTCCTTTTTTATTTTATGTGTGCCATCACAGTATGGAAATGACGCAGATCTTCCACAAAAACATTGCTTAGCTGGAATATCAACCATTAAACACAACCTTAAATGTCTCTGGAAACTTATCCTTAGTTAATTCTAATACAGCCTCAGCATAATCCCTAATCTCAGACTGAGCATCGTTCTTCAATCTTTGATCCAAGAAATGCAGTAGACCGTGTAGGCTTGTAGTCCATCTCCATCTGACATACATTCCATATGCTGGTAAGAATAATCTAGCCTGCTCTGGTGCAATTCCAGCCTCTAAAGCCTCCTTGTAAAGCTTATTGCCCTCTTCAGCAATATCAAATAGTTTATTGGTGAACCATCCGCCTACAGAATCCTCTAATGGCTCTCCTGAGCCCTGCTTTGAGTTCTCAGGCTTTGAACGCCATTCTGAACCCCTAGGTATATAAAACTCTTCATCCTCCGTGATATACCGCCTAGAAGACTCATTCCAGCCATTCTGGTCATCCACATGTGTTGATGCAACAGCATATTTCCACCACTGCCTTGCTACAAATAACGGGGCATATATCTCGAATGAAACTGAGGCATGTCTAAATGGTGAGGTGTGATCCTCTCTCCATAAAAATTTTAGCAGACCCTTATCCTTATCTGTAAACTCATAAGACTCTTTATCATAAGAAACACGAGCAGCATTAACAACTGCTAGATCGTCTCCCATGGTATCAACTAATCTAACATAACCCTTATCTAATACATTAATCAACTTTTCTTCCCCATTGAATATAATTCCATCCACGTTCATGTGCATAGTAAATAAATACTTTAACTACTGTTTCCCAAAATGCAATTGCTCCAGATAGATTGGCATCTCCTGTAAGAACATATGCGACAACAAATGAGGATAACGTTCCCCAAATTCTATAACTTAAAGCCTTTATAAATGATCTGGCTTTAGTTACCTTCATTCTTGTCTCCAAAATAAAACCTTTCTTCTACATCCGCCAAATTATTATCAAAGAACGATTCATAGACCCATCTCTTTACGTTTTTGAGTAGCGCTAATAGCTTCAATCTCATCCCCTAACTTTACCTGCTCAATCTTATATCCCACATCACGACCATATACAATATTGGTAATATTAGGCATCTTAATTACCATAGCATTCTTCATATGCTCATCTTGATCAATAAATACCTTAACCTGCTCAAATGTAAGAGGGTCCTTTGGTGAAGTATTATATGTACTTCTAACTCCAAGAACTACCTGCTCTGTTCGCTTGCCAGCCTCATTATATAATGCATGGTGTCCAGCATGCCATGGCTGATATCTACCAAGCATGAGTGTGGTTGGTTCATACCAATCATGCAGATTAAACTGCTTAATTATATATCTTGCCTTCTGATCTGGATCTAGTCCATGGTTTACAAATACTTCATCTGCATTTTCTGGCTTTTCAAACATATCATTTGTATCTTTAAATCTTCCAGACTCAATTGTATCCATAAAAATTAATACATCAGGTGTACCAAATGAGTTACGTGTTACTTTTGTTGGGCATACGAAATCAACTACTACATGATAACCCTGTTTATTAATAAGTCTTGCAAGCTCTCCTAGCCTACGTGCCTGCTCAATTCTACTTTCAATACTAAATCCTAAGTCTGAGTTAACAGTAGCCCTAGTCTCATCACCATTAAGATGAATTGCATTAATTCTGTCAGCTAACCTTTTAGCTAATGCTGTCTTCCCAGAACCTGGTAAACCAATAATTTGAATAATCATGTATCTATTATAGAATTTTACTCTCAGTTAGTCAATAGCATATAAATACAAATGGCCCCGAAGGGCCATTTGGTTATGGATAAGATTATTTTCTCTTCCCACTCTTCTTTGGTGCAAGTTGTGTTTCTCTACGAATCCCATGCTTATTTGTATCGATCTTGATACCAGAAGTAAACTTCTGCTTAGGGTTTCGTCTTCCTACCTCTTGCGAAGTTAAAGCTCCACTAGGAGCTGAGTTGGCTGGAGAAGACATTCCAGTTCCATTATCTGACATTAATTCATATCCATTTCTGTTTTTGAGACACCAAGATTGTTCATTGAGTCTGTACCGAACATAATCGGTGTTTCCATTTGGCCAGGGCCAATATCATATACGCTTCTGTTGGGCATCTCTACACCCATGAATGCATCTTTGCTACCGCATCCACACATCTCGCACATGATTACTTACCGCCGTTGCCAAGACCTGCGCTGTCTTGTGATGACTTATCTGTTGCAGGAAATGCAGGCTTTGGAGGCTCTGTATAGTTTGCTGCAGGTACGTTATTTGTTGTCATATTATTCTCCTATAGGTTTTTATTAGTGGTCTAGATCCACCTATAACTATTATATCATTTATTATGATTCTAGGGCGTACTTGATATCTGGCCAAAGATCGTCTATATTCTCGCATCCAACAGAAAGTCTAATTAGATTATCTGGCACAGTATGGCTTTCTAAAGCCCACCTTCTACGTCTTTCCCATGTAGACTCAACGGCACCCAGACTAGTTGTATTTGATATTAGTCTAGCGGAAGAGCATACTCTTTCAGCCCGCTCAGCATCACCCTTAATCTCAAATGATATAACTCCACTAAATCCTGGATAGTATACATTTGTAACTAATTCATGAGATCTTAATAGGTCTACTAATATCTTAGCATTAGATTCAGCTTTTTCAAATCTTAGAGCAAACGTTCTCATTCCCCTCAAAGCAAGGTAGGCTTCAAATGGCTGAATGATAGTTCCAGTAATCTTTCTAGTAAACTCTATCTTGTCAAAAATTACCTTATTATTAGTAGAAACAGATCCAGCCAAAACATCGGAATGACCAGCCATATACTTAGTCACAGAATTTAAAGATATATCAGCACCTAAGTCTAAAGGGATTTGTCTTAATGGGGTAGCAAATGTATTATCAATTCCGACTAAGACTTTAGACTCTTTTGCGTACCTAATAATCCTTTTTAAATCTGCAACCTTTAAAAGTGGATTTGTTGGAGATTCAATCCATACCATAAATGCATCGTTCATATTATGCAAAACTTCTGCTGTATTGGCTATATCGACAAACCTTAAAACTATTTTGCCATCATCATGCATCCTTCTAAGCGTTTCTGTAATTCCAGCGTAGCCTTGATCTGATGCAACAATTATTGATCCATTTGGAATATTTGATGCAATAGCACTGAACGCTGACATTCCAGAAGAAAATGCCAATGTTTTTCCGTGTTCTAAAGATTCTATAACTGATTCTAAATCAGCACATGACTGATTTCCATATCTGGCATATCCAATATCACCACCAGCATGCAATGTTGAATTTAATGAAATTGGAGTGTTCATTCCTATATCTGGGCCAGCCTTTGGCCTACCAATGTATATCATGCTTGTATCATTCTTCATCTTTATCCTCTTTTTCATTTCCAGGCCCTATATGGTCTGCACATCCACATAACCAGCACATCTAGTTGCCCCATATCGCAGCAGAGCATTTTGTGCACATATCGGAATAAGATTGCTTTATGGCATCCTGCCTCTTTTTACCGTACCAAATATCTTTTAAGCTTTCTTTAAATAAGTTTCCAAAAACAGTTTTGAAGTCAAAGTCGGCACAGCATATGAAAAGATCACCATTTGGATTTACATGTATCCACTCTTCTGTTCTGCTTCTAACTCCTATTCCACCATTACACCCTATTACTTTAGAGTTTCCAGGCTTTAAATATTTTGCTATAGCATTTGATTGGCCTATGATATTAAATGATTCCAAGTGTCCAGCTCTATCGTATAGATGATGAGCTGGAAAAATCTCTATCTCAGGGAAAAGGTTTTTTAAAGCCTCAGTTTCTTGAGCAAGGCTACCGTTATTTGTATCCAAATCAAGATCTGGTGCGTTGCTAAGAATGTCTAACCATCCGCCATTTTCAACTAAAGATTTTTCATTAAGGCCATTTATCATTAGATATATGCCTTTTCTTTTAACCATGTCTGAAAGAGAGTCTATTGCATATCTAGTATTAGATATAACTTTATTAAATAGCTTTTCATTCATGTTGACATATTTAGCCCAACGCTTTCTGTCTCCAGATGGTATGTTCAACAGAATCCCATTTATTATATCTTCATTTTGTTTAATTAAATTAACTTTAGATTTAGTCAACGCCACACCATTAGTCAATATATTTATCTTAAATCCATATTTTCTGTAAAGCGCCAACATCTCTTCAAAATTCTTATACAGCAGGACCTCATTATAATTTGCTGTATATATTAAGTTTAAATCTGGATCAACAAAATCACCTTTGCCACTTGACAATTGAATTAGAATTGACTCTAGTTCTTCCAGCGTCATGTCTCTTCTTGCTGATTCTGGATTCCCTTCATATGATACTGGACAAAACCAGCATCCAGCATTACATAGACCATTGACATCTATCTGAACAGCTTTTATCATATTAAACCTTATACTTTTTATTATAGCAAATTATACAAATGTAGATATATCTGGTTTCTGAAGTCGTTATTCTTTCAGCCTCATTTTCGCATCCATCAATATCACATTTATCTATCAATATCATTGACCGCTTTCGATTTTATTTATAATAAATCTAACAATGTCTTTTGATGTCCACTCATATGGGAATTCAAGATCTTGAATTTCTTTTACTAAATTATTCTTGAATGCTTGTTTGTATAACTCAAATTCATTCACTTTACTTTACTTCCAAACTTGGCCCATACTCTTTCATGCAAGAAATAGCCTAAAGCCTCCCATGCAATATATAGCAAAGCTCCAAGGCTTGCATATTCCCACTCTCCAGTAAATAAGTATATTACTCCAGCTACCCCTACTAGATGAAATGTTTCCCAGCTTAATGTTTTTAGTAATGTTCTTTTAGTTGATTCCATATATTAATTCTAGCATTTAAATATTAAAGGGGCAAGACCTGAGTCCTGCCCCTTTAATTTAAGCTATTTACTTCTTAAGAGCAACCTTAGCCTTTGGATTCTTAGCATTCCACTTCTTAGCAAGAACATTGTATTCTGCCTTGTAAGCTGCTGCTGCAAGATCAGCTGCTGCTTTTGCTGTAACTGCATCTGCTGCTGCCTTATCGACTGCTGCCTTAGTTACTGCATGCGCTGCTTTTTCTGCTGTAAGAGCGGCCTGTGCTGCTGCAAGCTCAGCCTTTAGTGATGCTAGTACATCTGCTGGATTAATAACCGCAACAAACTTTGTAGCAGACTTTACTGCTGCTGGAAGACCAACAACATCTGTTGCTGAAATTGCAACTGATAGAGCTGACTGACCAACTGTTGCTGGTGTTGTTAAATCGAAAACAAATGTTCCTGTTGCTGTATCTGATACAGAAACAGATCCAACTGTAGCATTAATTGCTGTCAATGTTGGTGTTGTTGTCACAACTGGATTTCCAAAAACATCTGTTGTCTTTGCGTAAACCTTATTTACTGTTGAGATATTTGCTGAATCAGGTGCTACAACTGAAAGGTTGTACGCTGCTCCTGCAGATCCCTTAAGGTAATATGTTGTTGTGTTGCCACCGATAGTTACTACAACTGTACCTGCGGTGACTGACTTTGTAAATACATAGAAATCAGCTGTTGTGCCTGTTCCTGTATTAACTGAAAGTGTTGCTGTTCCTACTGACGCAGAAACTGGTGCTGAAACTGTTGCCAATGCTGGAACAATTGATGCATTTGTTGCTGATGCTGAAACTACTGTGCCTGTATCAAGTCCTGTGATAGCAATCTTTAGGGCATCAGCTGAATCAACTGAGTTGTCTGCAGGGACTGGCAAAACAACTGGATTTGAAGCAACAAGGCCAGTTGAAACTGACGATCCGCCTACTGTTAAAGTTGTTGTTGCTGCACTAGCAGGTGTAGCTACGATTGTTGCGATAGACATAGCTGCAACTACGCCTACTGCGATTTTCTTAAATGAGTTCATTTAATTTATTCTCCTTATTTCCTCTGCCTCTTTTTGAGCGCAGAAACTTAGTGTAGTTCGTTTACTCTTACGTGGAAAGAGCATGGATCTCCGCCATCTTCCCATTCTTGCATTTCTTCATCTGACATGGGTTCAAAATCATGTGTATTACAAAATACATCTGATATCCAACCCTTATCAAAGCCATACTTCATCCAAGAGTCAAAGTCTAAATCCATCCTTCTAACTCCTTAGCAAGTTTATGTTTTGGCATTGCACCAATAATTCTGTGTACTGGTATACCATTCTCAAATACTAGTATTGTAGGAATTGAAACAACATCGTACTTAGCTGAAATCTTTGCATTTTCATCTGCATCAACTTTACCAATTACCAGATTGTTGTCAGACTCGAACTCTTCTAAAATAGGCTTCATGGTCTTACATGGTCCACACCATGTAGCCCAAAAATCTACTATAGCGATCCTATTATTTTGAATAAAATCATTAAAACTATCTGTGGTTAGATCCATAATCCCATCCTATTATATCATGTTAAAGAGGGCTAGGCATATGCCTAGCTCTCCCCTTTTAGGGCTTCTGCTGCTGAGTTGAACTTACTCATGAAGGTCTGAATTACAAATAATGTGGTTTCGTGAGCATTCTTAGACATAACCTGAAAAGCAATGTCATTTTTCTCCTCTTCTGGCATAGCCATTACCCACTTATTATATAGGTCCATGCCAACATCCTCAATAATACCCTCAAGTACTGTTTGCTGATTATCCATTGATAGCACCAGTCACGTTAATAACCTTACCGTAAGATACGTAAGCATTCTTTGATGCAATAGCTGTCTTATCAAACAATGCAATAAGCTGATCATAGGTTAATGTAGGCTTTGCTGACAATGCCTGAATCCATTGTGCTGCAGCAACTTGTGTAGAAACTGATGTTCCAGCAGCATTTGTTTCTGTACCACCAGGAAGGCTAAGTCGCATATTACCCAAAGCATAGAAATCTGTTCTTGCTGCATCTGCATTTGAATAGATTGCAATTTCATTATACTGATCTACTGCACCGATTGCAATTGATTCTGTAATGCATGAAGGCCAATCAATGCGCTTATAGTCACGACCATTTCCTACTGCAAAAAATGTAGGAATACCCAAATTCTTAAGGTTGGTTATTGCCGTCTTAGTTGTTGGTGTATTTGGACAATAGTCTGCACCATAATTTAGAAGGTTATGGTGTCCCTGAGACATTGATACCGCCTTGATATTATACTTAGAGGCGTTTGCTAAGACCCAATGAAGTGCCTGATATACTGTTTTCTCATAAGCAATCTGTCGAACTCCAGTAGGAGTATTACCAGCAATTCTAACGAATACAATATTCATATTTGGGTTAGTTCTCAATGCTGCAGAAACCATCTGTGTTCCATGGTTAAAAGTCTTGCTTGAAACAAACTTAGCTGGATATGTTAGACCAGATCCTGGACCCTCCATGAACGACTTTCCATTTGGACATGAGTCCCATTCAAGAATACAAACCTCATGGACAATCTTACCAGCAAATTCTGGAACTGTTGCATCAATTGCTGTATCAAGAATTGCCAGCGTTGGGGTTGGAGTTGTAGATGATCGAAGAGCTGCATTTGCAGCTGTTGGTACTGTTAATGTAATAGCTACTAGAGCTGCGATTAGTTTATTTTTCATAGTGACCAGTATACTCTACTAGCCAAAGCCTTGTCAAGACTTTTTATACCATTTTCCAGAATCAATATCATTAATCTCTTTGTCTGATTCTAGCTTTTCAATTCTATTTAACGCATCTATTAGCCACTGTGATTGTAGCTCTAATGCTTGATACAAGAATTCGACCTGTATCTCAAGCCTCTTTACTTTTCTCATTAATCCTGCTTATAGTCAATTGGAGTAGGCGCTGTTGCCAAACTTCCACAATTTGCACATTGCATATCTAACATATATGTAGCAATTTCAAAATCTTTAAATGTTGCCTTTAAGTAAAATGCATCAGATCCACATACACATACATGAGTGGGTGTGCCACGAAGATCCATATACGGTTCAGAGTCCATCTGCCTGAACTCTTCTTGCATTTCTGCTATATCATCTTTGCTCATTATCAAAAGCTCATAATCTCTGAAGAACTTTTTACCAGCAACGAAAGCTATCAATCCTAATAGGGCTGTTGAAATTCTTCCTAGCCATTTCATATAACTATTATACTCTAGACTTGAATATATGTAAAGGGTGGTGCTACGCTCATAGAGAATTCTGCAGCAGCTTCTAACGCTACTTTAATACGCATCTTAGGATTTTTTTGATTTCTTGTTGCGTATAAAGCTCCCATAGCAAAGAACGCTCCGCTGCCTTCCGCCATGTAATTAACTACGGCTTCTCCAACATGAAAGTCTTCATCTATAGTAAAGATTCTACCTTCAACTCCGATCAGAAATATTCCACCTTCTGCTTCTTGACCTGGCACAATGCTACCATATCCATGAGTTTGAAATGCATCTTTAACTGAATCAATAAATTTTGTACGCATAAATTTATCTAATCCTGAGTTTGTTTTTGTTGGAGTATACTTTGGCGGATTCCAGTTATATTGAAGAATCTGTCCCATTCTAAATGAATCAGTAAATGCAACACCGTACTGACCTACCTTAAAACACTTAGGCTCTTTTCTTGCAATTATCCATCCGCTTTTATCATCTGAAGCAGCATGGTCTGATCCCATATAAACTGTGCCATTTTGAGCTATGGCTACAATGCATGTCATACCTCTAGTATACTAAATAAAAATTCGAAGGCTAGCCCTCATTTAAGGTTAAATCTATTAAAGATAGTTTAAGCAAAGCCTCTTCAAGCTCAGCTTTTACCCCAATTAAATCCTGAAGGGTATTATAATATTTATCTTTCCATTCAGATAAATCTTTTTCAAGCTGATAAAGCTGTATTTTAAGATCTTTTAGCTCAAGCTTTAAATTATCCTGATATCTTTCAATTTCTCTAGCTTTTTCTAACTTCTCTTCTTTTTTAGCACCGTAAATAGCAGTAGCCATGCCTGATACTGCGGAGGCAATAAGGGCTATGGCTACGCTATTTGCGTCAATATTCATATGTAATATTATATCTTATATTACATATTAAATCATTAATTCCTGAGCAGAGATCTCTTCACCAATATATCTTCTCTTAAGAATAGTCTCTCTCACCGCTTCAATACCATTTTGTCTACCGCTCAAAATGATTACCCACCTAGGCTCAAGCTTATTAGTTGAGCAGGATTCACATAAAAATAAATTAATCGGCAATAAAGCAGATTTCTTTACATTTAACTTGTTCTTACTCTTATTACATGAGTAACATAAAATTTTATCCATTAGTTTTCTTCCTCTACATGTTTAAAAACAATTTCATCAATTACTGAAAAATCCTCATTCTCCAGAAGCTCTTCGTATTCTAATCCATCTTTATTATATCTTACCAATGAGGCAAATGCCCCAAGCTTTTCTACAGAACCAAAGCATCCTTCTGTATGTATGAATACAATATTGACTACCTCATAGTATTCCTTTGTCACTAGGCACACCCTCCAATTCGCATCTTACTCCATATGACTCAATTAGCTTTTTAACTTTCATTATATAATCAATCACTTTTTCTTTTTCTATTCCGTCAAACTGAATAAAATTATCTTCATATAATCTTAAAGCTAAAAATTCTGGATACATAGCTATATCCATCAGCAAGAACATGGGCTTCGGTATTTCACGAACCTTTTTCTTCATATCATCATTATAAAATACTGGCTTGTTAGGCTCACCAGTCCATAGATTGATACCATGCTTAAAATGTTTTTCTTCTTGAGCTGCTTTATCAATAAACATTCTTAGCCTTCAATCTTTTCCATACCTCTGGGGTTTTATGAGTATTTCGAGCTTTGTCAATTGATCCTGAGTTCAAATAGACTCCACCCCAAACTCCGTCTTCCTTATTTTCAATAGCTGATTCATAACACATAGATATGACTGGACATGATATGCATGCCTCATCAATATTTTTTGCTATGTTTATATCTATTTCATATTTATCAAAGAACAGGTTAGTATCCATTCCCTGACATGCTGACAAATGCCACCAACGAACATTGTCTTGATCTATACCGAGGTTATCTAAAATACTTGACATATTTTTTGGGAAGCACCCATACACCTTTATCATTAACATGGAATCTCTGCATTAAGCCCCATGTGTTTTTTCTAAATAATCCAGATATATCACTAAAGCCGTTTGGATTTCTATCCCATACAACTAAGTCGTAGTTATCCCAGTAGGATTCCCTATAGCTATTCTTGTAGCGTGACATCAATACTTCCACGCCATCTTCGTTTAAATGTAACATATTCCTCTACATCATAAATGCAGCATCCCATGTATAATTATACACGAGATGCTGCAGATTTGTCAATAGGAATTACTTAAAAATACCGCTCCATAAAGACTTTTTAACTGTTTCCATTTTTTCTACTGGAACACAATTTGGCACCATTCTACCGTTCTTTTCTTTCATGCCTTCTTGCTTATACCCATTCCAGCATGCCTTTTGCATATTATCCCATTTATCTTCATCTTCATTATCTGACTCATAAGATTTAGAAACACACTCTGGGCAGCTTTCACATGAAATATCTTGTGCTTTGCATGTCTCGCAAGAGCAACCCTCGTAGGCTTTTGCAATTGGCCAATTTACTTTATTTTTATCTGGATCTCCTACTGCGGTTGGGCCTTCTGGAGTATCAATTGTTTCAGATTGATCTTCTCCGTCTTCTGGCTCTTCTTCTTCCATATCTTCTTCTGGCATTTCTAGCATGGACTCAATAGCCTCGTGTAAGGCCTCTACAACAGCGTACAACTGCTCTCTGGTAACTTCTGGCCTTAATGCCTTAGTAACCTCTACATCGTCTTCAATTTCAATAATATCGGTAATTGGATCTACAATATCATCTAATGCTGTTTTAATTTCATTGAGGATCTCTTCTGCATCATTCATGCTCTTCTTCATATCCTCTGCTATATCATACTTCTTCATATTCTTTTCACGCTCTACAATCTTTCGTGACCAAGAATATCCTGCATCTCCGCCCCAGGCGTCCCACATGATTCTTCCATTTGATGGGTTTGATGTATTATTAAAATCCTTGCCCTTTTTGTCTACCTCATGACGGGAAAAGAAGGAATACATGCGCTTTACAGTATCTAAACTTAAAGCCTCTCCTCTAACTAATTGTCCAGCACGAGTCCAGCCTACTGGAGTACCAGCACCTGTTGCCTTTCCCTGCTCTTTCCATTTAATTGCTCTGCGAGCTGCAGCTTTCATTCCAGCTGTAGGCTTGTATCCTTCTTTTGCCATCTTATTTCTCCTTAATACTAATTATTTTGACGCTTTTAATTTCTTCATCTACACCAAAAATATCTTTAATGTAGTCGTCAGCATCACCCTGGCTAAATGCCTGAATTTCTGCCTCTAATTCAATTTTAACCTTATAGGCGTTCATAATATTAGTATACCATTTCTATAGCCATATTGCTATTACTCTGACTTTTTATCAACTTTTGCAAAAGCTGCGTTGATTTCTTCAGCTGAGAGCTTACCGTCATCAAGGAAGGCTCTAGCCAATCTCTCTACAACTGTGGCTACACCAAGAAGTCCTGCCATAGTTACTGCTGTAATTGTATCTACACCAACAACAGATCCTGCACCAATAACTGTTAATCCAGATGCTGCAAAAACTGCAATAATTCTAAGGAAGATATTCCATAGATTTGTAACTGCACCACCAAGGACCTCCTGTCCTGTAGCTTCATCTACAACTGTTAGATCAATTTCTTTCTTTTTTGTCATATTATTCATCCTCCTTATTTCTTATTGGACTAGTTACTATCCAAATAGCTGTAGTCAACATAATTCCATATCCAACTACAGTTTTAGCACTTCCGTCCAAAACTACCCAAGCAATAAACATACCGAGAAGGGTCCATGCTTGGTCTATCATATCTTTTACGATATTCTTTATTATTCTTACCATCTTCTTCCTCCTCTTGAACCTGGTGAATTGCTTCCTGAGCCTCCACCAGAACCTCCTCCGCCACCACCAGTTGATCCACCAGTTGTTGCAGCACCTACTGCGTTAATTGCTGCTCCTGCTGCTACCACAGTTGCAACCACCATATCTTTTGCTTCTTCTCTTTCTTCTTCAGTCATATCTGCACCGATACTGCCTAAAGCAGCTAATGCCGCTCCTGGATCAGTTAATGCCGCTTCTAGTAATGCTCCTGGGTCTTGAACTAACTCAACTTGTGCAGCAACTTCAGCTGTAATAACAAGTGGGTTTCCACTTTCATCTGTTCTTAATTTAATTGGAGTTGAAGGTGGTAGGTCCGCATAAGATACACCAGATGCCTTAACTTGTGCTGCAGATATCGATTCTCCTGGCTTAAGATTTTCTACTAATGCTTCTACAACTACTTCTTTTTCTTCTTCAGACAATTCTTTCCCAGCCTTAGCTTCTTCAGCTAATTTATCTAATCTATCTTTTTCTGCTTTAGCGGCTTCTTCTTCAGCCTTTAATCTATCTGCCTCTTCTTTTGCTTTTGCTTCTTCAGCCGCTTTTTTTTCTGCTATTTTTTTAGCCTCTTCTTCTGCCTTTAATTTAGCTTCTAATTCTGCCTTAGCTTTTGCTTCCTCTTCAGCTTTTAATTTAGCCTCTGCTTCAGCCTTTGCTTTTTCTTCTGCTGCTAATTTTTCTGCAGCCTCTTTTTCCGCTGCTATTCTTTCCTCTTCAGCTTTTTTAGCAGCCTCTTCAGCAGCGATTCTTTCTGCTTCTAATTTTGCAGCTAATTCTGCAGCTGCCTTTGCCTCTGCCTCTGCTTTAATTCTTGCCTGCTCTGCCTCATAAGCCTGTTGTGCAGCAACTCTTGCAGCTTCAGCTGCTATTGCTGCCTGTCTAGCAATTTCCGCCTGCCTTGCCTCTTCAGCAATTCTTGCTCTTTCTGCTTCTTCATTTACAAGTGTTTGTGTAATTAGCGTTTGTGCTTCCGATACATTTGAATTCATTTCTAATACAGTTGTTGCTACTAAAGTAAGTGCTGAGTTTAATTCATTTTGAGCATTTTGTAAATTTTCTGCAGCTTCAACAAGCTCTCCCTCTGCAGATGCGAGATCAGATTCAAGGATATCGAGTGTTGCCTGTGCAACTTGTAAGTTTGTCTGTGCCTGCTGTAGTGTTTGAATTTGTTCTACTGTTGCTGAAGATGTACTAAACTCTGATGCTGGAATTAACTCCCATCCATTGCCTGTATATCTATATAAAGCTACGTTTGCACCACCGCCATTTTCGTAATACCACATTTCAAATTGTTTTGATACTCCAGCAGTAGTCATTACGTCAGCGGTTGATCCCCCTCCACCTTTGTCGTACCAATCATTAATTACTAATTCACCATCAAGGTATAGTCTAACTCCATCATCAGCTGGAGCGTGAATATATTGGGTTCCTGTATACTGTGGTGTCCAAAAACCTTCCCATTTTACTTGAAAATCTTCGGGATAGGTATTGGATGGACCAGATCCGCCCCATTGCTCATTAATACCATTTGTATCAGTAGTTACAGAAACTAAATTTCCAGCACCTTGTGGCGGAGCATTATTGTAACCAATATCTTGATATACAGTCATTGTGAGCCCAGAAGAAGTGTTTTCATTTACTAATGCTGTAGCCGATTCAACAACTAAAGTTTTATCTTCTACTACCGCAGTCTGTGAATCTACTGCAATTTGTGCTATTTGCACATCTTCTTCAGCATTAGCAAATAATACAGTAGCAGAATCAACCTGAGAAACAGCAACTGTAGCACTATCAACTGCCTCCTGTGCCTGAATTATAGAGTTCTGTGCTTGTGATATTGTAGCTGTCACAGTATCCGTAATATTTGTAATAGATTGAGATTGAGATTCTATGATAGCGGTAGTGGACTCAGCATTATTTATTTGAGACTGAGCAGATATTATTATTTGAGAAGGACTAGGGGAAACAACAACCGTAGAAGTATCAGATACCTGGACTTGATCAACAGATACACTTGCGTCATCTGCATATGATGTCGATACAAATGACAAAAACCCTAGCACAAGCAGGGTAAATAAAAGTAACTCTTGCTTTCTGGTCAACTAAGACCCTCCTAAGTAAAACGAACTGTTCGAATTACTTAGTAATTATATCATGCTGACTGTTTAAATAAGTTTTACTCTGCTGTTATGTATGTTCCGTTTATGTAAACATGAGTCTGTGTTGTAAGAACTACTGGATCATTCTGTTTAAACATTGCCTCCATGATTGGAGAGTTTGCTCCACCAGCTTGCTTTAAGTAATGGATGTCTAAGTCTTTAGTGTTTGCCAGGTGATCTGCTTGAAGAATTGCATGCCCAGCATTATCTGGGTTCTGTGTCGGATCAACTAAACACCATGCCTGAAAGTGATTCATTGTTCCAGATAGTGGCATAAATGGAAGCTCTGTAATATACTGACCTGTACCAAAGTTTGTAACTGTAGAAAGATTGATGTTAATCCAAAAGCTGACTATCTGACCATTTTTTACATAATGTGAGTTGTATGTTGGGTATGTGCCATTTGCTCCAGTAAAGGTTAAACCAGTTGCCTTTAGGTTTGGAGACCATCTAACAATATCTCCAAATGCTGGTCCGCTTATTGATATGAATTGCTGTGTCATCCTATATCCAATATAAACTTAGCAACTGATACACCAGAATCTCCAACGGCAAAAATCTTGTCGTTTGGGGCTAACTGAATAATAAATGATTGTCCTGGATAAAGCTTATGTCCATAATTAGACCTAGAGACATTTTCATTTCCAAGATAAGCATATCCTGTAGGCATAATATTTTGAATAGACATTACTATTAGTGGATCAATAGCTCCAGATATAGTTAAATCTATTGGTGTTTCATTTAATAATATAACTTCTTGGCGTATCATTACTCTATTATATCCTACTTAGGATTATCGGTTTTATAGAACCCGCTACCTTTAAACTGAATTCCAGCTGGAGTGTAATATCTTCCCATATCTTTGCCACACAACCCACATGCTTGAGTTGGCTGGTATTCAGAGATAGACATTTTTATTGGAACCACTTGATCATTGCATTCACATTTATACTCATATACTGGCATTATATTATCTTTCTAATAGTAAAGAGCAGTTTCTAGACGTGCTCAGGTCTATCCTAAGGGTAACTAGCCCAGTATCACGAATGGCGTGATAAGACTATTATACCTTATTTTATTTTAATTGTCTTTGGCTTTTTTTCTTCTGGCACTTCACGCTTTACAATTACATAAAGCATACCATCATTTAGATCTGCTGAGTCTACGTACATATACTCTCCTAGAGCAAATGTTCTTGTAAACTTTCTTCCAGCAATTCCCTTGTGAAGATACTCTTCTACATCCTCTGGACGCTCCCCCTTGATAGAAAGAAGCCCATCATGCTCTGTAACTTCAAGAGAGTGCCTGTTGTATCCAGCTACTGCTAGCTCTACTACAAACGTATCCTCATCTACCTTACGAACATTATATGGTGGAAATCCAGACTGTTGGTGTGTTGTATTTGTTAATCGGTTAAACATTTTATCAAATCCAATAAAGAATGGATCATTTAACCATGTTGGCCCTAAGGCGTTTTCTGTTGAACTAATGTAACTCATTTTATTTCTCCTTTAAGCAAATAAATTAATTTAGAGCCCCTATCGGCGACTCATATATATTATATCAAATTATAAGACTTATGTCTATATTCTTGGTTTTGATTCTAAAATAGATGCCTGAGATACACGAATAAATTTAACTCTATCTCTAAATTGCTCTAGGTTTTCTGCGCCTACATAAGACACACCGCTTTTAATATTATTAATCATTCTATGAATTCCAACTCTAGCTGGCCCTTTGCTTACTACCATACCAGACACACCCTCGATATTCATTTTAGCGGGATCGTCTACTGGGTAATGTTCTATCTGCATATCTTCTGATGCGAGTCCTCTAAATACATTTCCAGACTCATCATAACCAGCAAACATTGATCCCATCATAACCATGCTAGCTCCGCCAGCTAATGCCTTGACAACATCACCACTACTTTTTATTCCGCCATCAGCAATAATTCCATTAACTTTATCATTTTCTACTGCAGCATATATATCCATGACAGAACCCAAAACTGGTCTACCGAATCCAGTTTCCACTCTAGTTGTACAGGCTGCTCCTCCACCTATTCCAATTCTTACTGAGTCTGCACCAGCTTCCATTAATTGCAAATACGACTCAACAGAAGAGCTATTGCCAACCATTAGGTGAACACTATTTGGTACCATTGATCTTAAATCTTTTATTGAAATAATAGCTCTCTGAGTATGAGAAAATGGAATATCTAGCAAGATAATTCTACATCCAGTTTTTAATATCTCATTTATTGAATTGCTATTTATATCTTCAGTACCTATAGCTATTCCAATTCTTACTGGATTTATACGAGCCTTTAACTCATTGTAATCAGAAATTCTTTTTGAGAGTGGTTGAAATCTATGTACAAATCCAACAGCACCCAATTCATGTATTGTAAATAACATTTCAACACTACTTATAAACTCCATTGGAGCTATGCATATTGGATTATACATATGCAAAAATCCTTCTGGATTTTTAGGATTGCCCAAAATTGAATCCAAGTCAACATTAGATCTGGACTCAATTTTGGACTCACCAGGTACTAAAAGTATATCATCGTAACATAACGTATTGATAGACTTATCTTCAAACATTTTAGTCCTTTAAAGACTTCCATGGATTTGGTGGAAGCTTGAGGCTTGACTTCAAGAACCAGTCCCACTCTTGATGGTCTGTAAGCAATTCAGATAAATAGTTTGCTAGGCCATGCTCTTTATTTAGAATAGCCTGATCAATAACAAACTTGATATCATTTACCATTACATTATTGATTGGCTGAAGATGCATTGCCATCTCTACACCACAATATGTGTCTGGCTTTACATTACCCAAACTACTATTTGTAATAAACTCTTCTAGAGTATATGGAGCTTCTTCGTCTAGCCGTCTGAGCCAATTTGATATTTCATCAACATGCTTTGCTGACTTACGATACATTTCTTCATAGACAATTCTAGATTGTCTCATTAGAACAGATTCGGTATTCCAGTAAAACCCCTGCACTAAATGAGAGAATACAAGTACATTTGCCTGTAACTCTTTTAGCGATGATGCCAAGTATTTATCTCTCATTATTTAGCCGACTTTAATGCATTGTATGTTGCTTGATCAACAATTCCAGTTACTGGAAGCTTTGCCTTAAGCTGAAAATCTTTAACTGCTTTTTCAGTTCCTGGGCCAAATGATCCGTCTGCCTTGATTCCAAGGAGTGTCTGTACATTCTTTACACCTGTACCCTTTGATCCATTTTTGATAGCCTTAAATGCTGCTGGCTTAGACGCCACCTTTTTTACTGGAGCTGTTGGCTTAGATGCTGGTGCTGTAACCACACCCGCTTTTGAAAGCAATGGTGCATCCTCTTCTCCAGCATACACTGGACGTCCCCATCCAACTACTGCATTAAGTAACTTCTTCTTGTTATTCTTTTCATAACCACGAACTTTAAGTACACACATTCCGCCATTTCGCTGGTCTCCCTTTGCAGTTCCAGATGTGTTTCCTTCAATAACTTCGATTGTTCCATCTCCGTTGTTCTTTACGCAAATGCCAACATGTGAGATTCTATTTACACCATCTTCTGGGAAATCAAAGAAGATCCAGTCACCTGGAGTTGGATCGTCATTGCGAGCATCAGCCCAACGATTATTTTTCTTAAACCAGTCTGCTGCTGCAACTGTCGAAGCAGTCTTAGGATACTTCTTTGGGTCTAGTCCAGATTGATCTGCACACCAAGAAACGAAGGACTGACACCACGGCTGGAAATTTGCACCAGTCCATTTACCGTACTTTGTTTCGTTATCCTTTGGTCCTTCAATTGTACCAATTTCTTTGCGAGCAATTTCAATGATTGCTGCTGATGATCCTTTTGCTGCCATTACTTTTCTCCTCTTAAAATCGATTTCTTTGTTTTCTTTGAATCAGCTTCTGATGCGTATAAAGCTTTTAGGTGAGCCTGCGCTCTAGATTCTGATGGATGACAACCTACAAGTTCTCCATCTTCTTTGACAACAGCAAAACCTTTGCATCCTGCTGCGTTTCTTTTAATGTTCCAAGGCATACTATACCCCTTTCGTAATACTATATAATCTATTATAGCATTTGCGCCCCCAGATGGATTCGAACCACCGACGCAGACCTTAGAAGAGTCTCGCTCTATCCCCTGAGCTATGGAGGCGTGTTACCTACATGCCAAACTTTTTAGCTATTTCTTCACCAGCTTCAGTTATTTCTATGTATGCTGTTAAATCTTCGTCATATGTTATATTGACCCAGCCTTTTTCAAACCAATCTAATATTATAGACTCTACATGTTTTTGGTGCTGCTCAAAAAGCTCTGGGGCAAGCTCTTCTGCCTTTTCAGTAATACTTAGCATAAACTCACCATTATCATCTAAGCCTTCAATATTGATAACACCCATCTCAATATACTTAGATATTAAATCATCTGGATCCATTTGTACCTCCTAGTACAGCGAGTCGGACTTGAACCGACGATAACCGAATTATGAGTTCGGGGCCTTGACCAACTTGGCTACCGCTGCATAATAGGTTAATTATAGTGTGCCGTCATCGTTCTTGTCAATAGTTGATTCAACAATTTGTTGAACATAATCAGAAAAATGTTTTCTAATGCTTCCAGAAGGTCTTTTGCCAATGCTTATCCACAACCTCTTATATTCAACTACATTTGAAAATGTGGTTGGACACAAGGTGATTCCGTTATAATCTTTTAATACTGTTGGGAGAGGTACATGCTTTCCACAACATTTACATTCTTTTGCTCTCTCTTGATATATACTCATATTATCATCATCCTATCCATTGCGGTCTTTAAATCATTTGGCATTCTTGGAGGCCGAACTAAATTAATAGAATCTTTTCTAGATTCCTCCAGCTCTCTTCTATAACTATCGTAGTCATATGCATGTATTTCAATCTGTGTATTATTTGTAGGTCTTGTCCTACTAATCGCATTATATACTGACCCACAAACTGCGTCAGCCAAGTCTTTTGATCCCTTTCTAGGGTGATCAACCTTATCTCGCATTATCTTTAATTGAAGTAATTCATCTATAAGTAATTTAATTGCTGGTCCAGATAATCTTTCTTCGGCAATAACCATTGCCATATCGTCATAATGCTTTTTAGCAACCGACAGGGTTTCAGTATTAATTCCATATTGTTTTAATTGCTGCATCATATCGTGAGAGTTCCATCGGTCAAATGTACATACGCTGATATTAAATCCAGCAGTTCTTAGAGATAATATATAGTCCTTAACCTCTGTAAAGTCTACTGACTTATCTGGTGTTGGAGTCCAGTATCTAACGGCATCAACTTCAACAATAGGAGCTGGCTGAGAATATTCATTAGTTACCTTTACATTAACCCACTTCTGAACATGAGCTAAAGCAACGGCGCAATGGTCATGCTTTTGAGCCAAGTCAACGTGAATAAAGTATGTTTTATCTGGGTCTGGCGCAAACCATGGCTCTAGTCTTCCAAATTTATCTACTGCCAGCGCAGTATTATTAAATGCCTTTTCAACCTTTTCTCTAGACTTAAAGAATGCATCAACCATTTCTGGTGGCATACATGCAAAACGGCCAAGGGCATCTGGCATATTCTTGTAGAACTCAACCTTGTAATCTTCAATTTTCTTTGTTGGGTTCACTTCCCATGAAGGTCTTTTTAGGGCGTATGTCTTTGGGATTGCATAAGATATAATATGATCTTCCTCCCACTCAACAGTGATTTCATTACCCTCTGTTCCGTCTGGAAGATCATCATCCATTTTTAAAATTTTACTTCTTACAACAACTTCCTTTTCTGCGATTACAGAATCATAAAACTTTTGAATTGGATCATTCTTAAAGCGTGGGAACGAAAGAAGAATAATCTTGCCGTAATCTGGAAAACGAGAAATAACAGATCCACGATACATGTCATAAATAGCATCAGCTGTTTTAGCCTGGTCATGACCAGTTGTATTTTCAGTAGCAAATCCTGAAATTTCATCAAGAATAACTGTGAGAACGTTATAACCTTCCCAAGCTTCTCTTTCAGAGTGTCCAGAATAGACAGTAACGTTCTTGTCAAATTTGATCTCAGAGGCCTTTGGATCATACTTACCTATAAACCATGGGCAATGCTCTATTCGTGTCTTAAAACCCTTAAAGAAGACGTTATTGGCCTGCTGTGCGTTAATCGCAATGTTGATAATATCGATTGTATCTCCAGGAGGTTTACCATAATAAGTTGCTGGATCTTTTAAACATAATAATAAATAAACTTGATATGCTACTGATATAGTAGAAGAGTAGTCTTTTCCAGAACCCTTACCAAGCTGGGCAATAACTTCGTTGCATGTTTGCTTAAACATGCGCTTTCCCTCTTCTTCTCCAAATAATTTAATTAGAGTTGACTCTTTATATATCTGTGAAGACTTTTCAATTAATGTGTATTGATATTCTGAAAGAGGTGGTAGTCCTAGATATTCTGGACTGGTTACAAATGTCCTTAAATCTACTGGGCGTTCATCGAATTCTTCGCCATCAAGTAGATCGATAAGGTCATCAAAATTAAGATCCACTTACTTCCTGCTCAATGACAACAGGCTCAACAACACCAGTAATTTGAGACAATCTTTTTGCAACCTCAAGCTTACACTTAGAGCATGAAGAGGTTACTTCTTTTAGAATCTTAACAAGTATCTCCTGCTTATGCTCTGTCTCTGCAATCTGTGTGGCTAGTTCAGCATTGTCCAATAAACCAACCTGTTGAAGCATGCCGATTCTTTTTGTTTCAATATCTGCAATTAGTTTTAATGCAGTTGCTTTTGTTCCGAGTTGGCCTTGAGTGTCTGCGTCCTCAACAGTCTTCCATGCCTCCTTGATGAGCATAGCGTAATGTTGATCCGCCCCAGACACAGCCTCTTTAGCCCGCTCTCTGGCAGAGTTGTCGTTATGCACCACATTCTTCCAGTCGTCAATTAACGACAGAACTTCCTTGCGTTGAAGCCCTGTAATGGTGGCAATCTGAGTGGCGCTATTGCCCTTTAATAACTCAGACACAACTCTATTCATGCGATCAAAATGATCAGCTAATTCTACTTCAGCCATATTATATATTATAGCCTATAATTTAATCTTAGTCAACTGAAATTTTATTAGCTATCTTTAGAAGAATAAGATATCCAATTAAATCATCAATATCATTATCTCCTGCAAAACCTTGAGCATTATTGATTCTATTTAATTTATCATCAATACGAACTTTTAATTGCTCTACAGAGTCTGATGAGGCAAATAGTCTCATTGGATTTAAAGCTGAGTCTCCATAAGAAATATTCTTTTTAATTAGCATCTCTGCTATTTCAAGAGTCTCGTTGAGGATCTTTATTCCTGAAGGTGCATCGGTTGCTATTAATTGTAGATCTGTAATCCACATCTGATAGCCCTTATCCTTTTCTGGGTATCCCGCCATTACTTATTCTCCTCAATCCATTCGACTAATGATTTAGTTGGTCTCCAACCAAATGCTTTTCTAAACTTATTTGTATCTGACAAGGTTTCTGCAGCCTCGCCAGGCCTTGCATCAATGAACTCTATTCTATCAGATATCATGTGTGCTATGTCAAGTATCTTGTGGCTTTGACCATATCCTATATTATAAGTTTGTCCAAACATACCTTCCGAGCTAGCCTTAAATCCTGCCAATATATTAGCAGTAGTAACATCTGAAATGTGCGTGAAGTCCCTTTTTTGCTGACCATCTCCAACAACTGTTAAAGGAATGTCATTTCTAAATTGCTTTAAAAATAGTCCAATTACTGGAGCATACTGTCCCTTTAGTGGTTGCCTATCACCATATACATTAAAATATCTTAAAGATAGCGTTTCAAGTCCGTACAAATTATGATAAACCTTTGCCATGTTTTCTGAGAAAAGCTTGGAAACAGAATAAGGTGTAAGGCAATCCTCTTTCTGCGTTTCTACATTTGGTAAGCTGTTCTTTTTGCCATAAGTAGATGATGTACTGGCAAGAACTACTCTACCTACATTATTCTTTCTAGATGCCTCTAACACATTAAAGGTACCAATGACATTTGTATCTACAGACTTTCTTGGATTTAAAATTGCTGGCTGAATTCTAGCATCAGATGCTAAATGGAAAACAATATCTACTGAATTAAATAAGTCAAAGATCTGATCATAATTACATATATCAAATCTATAATTACTTGCCTTATCATTCCAATAAAACATTTCATTTGATTCGGCACTTTCATTATCTATACATACAACCTTATGGCCTAGCTCGACAAGCCTATCAACTAAATGTGATCCAATAAATCCTGCCCCACCAGTAACTAAACACTTCATGCTTTCTTCCTTATCCATAGCTGATATCCACGATAAATTACATCGATATATGGATCATAAATCGAGACAAAAGCATCTATAGCAACTTTTGGAGCGTACATACTTCCTTCTGGATGAGTCCACTCATAATCATCAAATCCCATTATTCCGCCTGGCTTAAGATTATCCCATGAAAGCACAGCATCAGATATAATTGTTTTTGCGTAGTGATCTCCATCAATATATATAAAATCATACTGATTGTCTCTATTATTAATTAAAAAATCTGTGCTAGTTTTTTTATGCTTTAATACCTTATTCTTATAAGGCTTAATCTTTCTATTAAACTCTTTTTCTATGTTTCCAGTATTAAAATCATCTCTTAGCTCTCCGACATGCTCTACACTGCCTCCCCATGTATCTACACAGGTAAGAGTTGAGTCAGTTCCAGTCAATATATTTTTAAGCATATAGTATGAAGCATCTCCAGTAAATGACCCTATCTCTAAGAAATTTAAATTATCTTTTCCTACGTATTCAGAAAGAATAGCGTCAAAGTTATCTCTCATTCCGTGAAACCAGTTTGGAAAATCCATTACATATCCAGCATATTTATTATATGCATGAGTATATTTTTCTTCTCCTGGGTGTCCTCCCCACTTCAAAACATAGTGATCATAAACTCTTTGAACCTGACTGTCCCAGATTGCCTGTTCTTCTGGCTCTTTTAATGTTGCAGATCCTACGTGAGAAACACCTCCAACAAGCTCAAGTGGCCTGTACGTTATCTCTCTATCAGTTAATTCTTTGATTTGATAACCAAATGATCTAACTCTTCTATAATAATCATTATCTAGTAAATAACCGTTCTTTTGCTCTGGCCAATTACAGTCTCCCCAAACTCCAATTTCTTCAACAGCCTTTGTTTTAAAGGCACAAAGTACGTCGTAGTTTGTAAAAATTACAGCCCAATTATCTGTACATTCTTCTGCATATTGAACTAGCTCTCTATCAGTATCATCATGAATTTCTCCATCGTTATGCATAAATGAATAAAAGTCATAATCATTCTCAATTGCATAATTCATCATTGCATTTTGAGTATCTTTAAATGATAAGCTTGATTCTGGATTTAAAACTCTAAACTTAGTTCCAGAATAAACTTCTTCTGGAATTACAGAACCAGAGTTGTTAACTATAATATACTCATCATAAATATCCTGTTTAACACTTCTAACTGCTTTTTCAAGCAAATCAAATCTATTTACAACTGGAATAAATATAAACTTTTTCATCTTTTTTTAATGAGGCTAAACTGCTCTAAGTATCTTTGAATAGTCATAGCAGATACCCCACATTCCTTTCCTATTTCTGTAACTGTTTTCTTTTGAACCACGTACCTTCGGTAAAGCCAATCCTTACTTTGATAAAGCTTCATCTTTTAGTAAGCTCCTCATGTGCATAATAAGCAATGCCAATAGCATCTGCCACATCATAATCTGTAACATGAATATTAAATTCAGATAAAACCCAATCGCAAGTTCTCTGTTTACGCATATTTCTTAACTGGTTCTTATACCAAGACTCCGCATAACCTGGATTCTTTAGACGAATATATTCCTTTTCTGCCTTAGTTGGATTCTTATTACCAATCTTTGCCTGCCATGCAGTTGGAGAAACTGTAGTTACTTTTGATCCAGTAGTCATTAGCTCTGCTATAACTGCACCATATACATAAGACAACTTTATTACTGCATCTGGCGATCTTACTAGAACAGCACCCTCTATTGCAATATAGTCTGATTGTAGTTCTGAAAGCATAGCATGCATCTTAATTTTTGCATCTACAATCTTCTCAAATATATCTGATCCAGTAAATTCGATTTTCCCCCATTTAAAAGGATATCCATTTGTGAATAGACAAAATGCTACAGAGTTAGTAGATGCATCTATACCAAGAACTGAGTATGCCTGAGTTTTATGCAAACTAGCTAATGTCATCTAGCATCCCCAGTATCTTGCTTTTATTTTTTAATGCGCTATTTTTTTCACATAGTCCACAGACCATATTCTGATTATATCTGCTTAGCTGAGTTTTACACTTCTTGCATTCTCTATAAGCACCGTTTCGAATAGCTTTTTTCTCATAATACTTTTCCATAATTCTTCGATTTGTTGCAACTCTACAACACTCATCAGAACAATATTTTTGGTTATGAGTCTTTGGCTCAAAATCTATTGAGCATTCTTTATTACTGCACTTCATAGCTTTGGAACCTTATATGTCTCTATTTGAACAGTTCCCAGCTCTGCATCTTTAGACCAACATTCCTTCTTGATTGGACAATACGTGCATGGAGCTTTTGTTTTTGTAGCGCCTTCTGGACGGAAAGGCATATCGCCATCATTAAAGTTATCCCAAACTTCCTGAAGCCATATAAACAACTCATCTACGATCTTTCTGTTTCGATCATTCATTTGAATTGGTAGAATAAGAATCTCCTGGGTATTCTTATTCTCATAAAGAAAGAATCCCTCATCGATATTCTTTAGCTTCATATATGTCAACAACTGTAAAATATGGTTAGATGTTGGGTTCATTTCAGACTGTCTTGTATCCCAAACTTCCTGCTTAGCTGTTTTAATTTCACCAATTACACTTGTTCCATCCCAATTCAAGACAAGATCGATAAACCCACGGATTGGTGGATACTCATTTTTAATTTCAACTTCAGTATCTACTGATACAATTTTTGTAGTTTGAAATAAATCTGATGACTTGCTCTTGATTAGATCTTGAAGTCTCTCATGAGCTTCAGTACCATATTTCATGTTGGCAACAGCCTGAGCATCGTTATTATCAATAAAGTATGCACCACTAAAAGCCATATACCAATATCTAGGACAATTACCGTGACCATATCCAAAGGAGCTTGGACTAAATGACTTCTTAGTCATCTCGCCATCTGGACGCTTAGTTGCCAGGTATGCATCATCTAACAGTTTGCCAAATTCTAAAGGATCAAACTTTCCATTATATTTTTTAAACTTTAAATTTTTTACAATTTCTCTAGCCAATTTTAATTATACCTAACAACATACTTAAGCGCATCTACGAGCTTGTCGATGGACTCCTTTACTGAATAGTAAATATTCTTCTTATTATTATTTACTGAGCCAGCCTTATCCTTTGCAATTGTAGAATAAATTGATGCCAATATAGCAAACTTAGTTGATAATGCCTGCAACTCAATAATAAGCTGAGGAGCTTTTGCAGCAGGAACATCTGGCTTCATTAAAAGCTTTACAACAATCTCCAATGCCTTATCCAGTTGCTCATCCTTCATAAACTCATGAAGATCATTAAACTCAGTAATATTGCTAATTAATTCTAGCGGATTCTTATCTTCCATCATTATCTTCCTTAATACGCCTATCCATTTCGTCTAGAATTGTATACATTCCAAACCCAGTTACCATACCTATAAGTATACCAAATAAAAAACTAACCATTTTTATCCTCCCACGCCTCAACCATTTGCTCAAATAGTGTCCACTCAATAACAGCTAATCTTGTTTTAGAGTTATCTTTACCCAAAATTATCTTTAGTACTGGATACTTATCTCTGCTAACCTTGAAAGTATCTGTACAAATTTTTGACCAAATACTCTGTGATATAGAGATGCTTTTCTCATACTCTTTATAATCTACTACAAAATCATGCCATTGAGCGTCACCCTTTTGGTAATTCCCACGACCACTATTCTTCTGGGCTTTTGCCCCATCACGCTTTACTTCAGATCTTTCTGACATTAATTTACCACAAACGTGTTGCTGTGACCGTCAGGACATGTCCATGACATGGTAAAACTTGCTGGATCCCAGTAAGCTTCACCAGCATCTTTGTCACACTTAGAGCATGGCTTTGAACCAGCTATCTTTTCCAAATTTGAAACTTGTTCAAATGTAGGTTTTGGACCAAAAAACTCATTAAGATTTGGCATTTATTTCTCCA